CAGTTTAGGTATGCTATTGACACCAACAGATGTTGATCAGTTTGATAAAGGTGATATGAAAGGCGACATGGGTCGTAAGCCTAAACAACTTACTGCTCTAGTAAGAAATACAGTAAACATGATTGGTACACATAACGTAGGTCTTGTATGTACTAACCATACATATGCATCTCAAGATATGTTTGATCCAGATGATAAGATATCAGGTGGACAAGGTTTTATCTATGCAAGTAGTATTGTCGTTGCAATGAAAAAACTAAAACTGAAAGAAGATGAAGCAGGTAACAAGATTTCTGAAGTACGTGGTATACGTGCTGGCTGTAAAGTTATGAAAACTAGATACAGTAAACCTTTTGAAGGTGTACAAGTAAAGATTCCATACGAAACTGGTATGAATCCATATAGTGGTCTAGTTGAACTTTTTGAAAAGAAAGGCTTGATAGAAAAGTCAGGCAATCGACTAAAGTATGTTGATATAAAAGGCGAAGAACATCTTGAGTATAGAAAGAATTGGACAGGCGAAAAGTTAGATTTAGTTATGTCAGAATTCAATGAAAAGACGTCCTCGGAGGTAAATATCGCAGAAGTAGACGATACTGAAACTGTAACCGAGGAGGCAAATGGAAATGGATGAAACTCATATTGTCGAAGTTTGGACAATGTTTAAGGAGTACTTAGATAAAAAATCTATACATGCGGCCGCTGAAAGATATGTTGATTTACTTGCAGACATGGGAGTAGATGATCATACTTTTAACGAAATGTTAGGTGCTGATAATGAATTAGATGACGCAATTTATTATTATTTAGACTTGGATAAGTCTGAAGAAGATGATGAAGACGAAATGTATGATGAATAATGTTACTAAGGACAAAACTTTCAAAAGGAAGATATACTTACAAATTAGATGATTGTATTAGAAAAATTTGGGTTGGAACTGATTGGGAACAACATTTATACGCATCAAGTGTGCAAGAACACGTTAATATTATGCACAAAGTTTTTCCAGGATATCTTTTAAATCATGGCAACTTTAACAAACACAGTTACTTTATTGATTATAAATTTTTACCAGGTACGTCTATAATGAAATACAGTCATACTCCACAATTTATAGAAAAGTTTCGTAAATTCTGCATAGACAATGTAAAAGAAACTTTTCCTTATTCGCATGGTGATTGGACATTGGCAAATGTGCTTGAGCATAAAGGCAAATGGACTTTGATCGATTGGGATACTGTTGGAGAACGATCCATCACTCAAGTTCAGAGAACAATGAACAACCGGTTAAAAGGTATGTTTGGATATAAAGTTGATATTGTGCAAAAAAGAGAACTATTATTTATGGAGAAACATTAATGGGTTGGTATTCAGAAGTAGCAAGAGATGTTTCAAAAATTCCTGAAGCAATAAAGTTTTTTGAAAGTGAATTACAAGATGCAAGATTAGAAGTAAAACTTAAAGGTAGTGTCGAAAAACAAGCATCACAAATGCCAGGAATAGTTGAACATAGATTTAATCAACTACAAGAAATTGAAGCAATCCTAAATTATTTAAATATTGAATTGCGAAGATTACGTAGTTCATTCTTTAAAAAATATCTTGAAAACTATCAAAGAGCTTTGTCTAGCAGAGACGTTGAAAAGTATGTAGATGGCGAAGCAGATGTAGTAGACTATGAAAAAATCATAAACGAATTTGCATTATTACGTAATAAATGGCTTGGCCTACTTAAAGGATTAGATCAGAAACAGTGGCAAATTACAAACGTAGTTAAATTAAGAGTTGCTGGTATGGAAGATGCAAGCCTATAAATAACCCTCCTTCAAATGCGTGAGATAAGTAATATATAATTATATGAAAGAGGTCTTATGCATTCAGAAAAATACTTAAAAGAACTTCAAAGACTGCACAGTAGAAAAGGTTTTGGAGTTGCAAAAAATATCCCCCAAGGCGTACAAAAATTAATCTCTGAAGAAAAACTACAATCTATATTAGATTTTGGTTGTGGTAAAGGCATGCCTTTTAAGCAATTAGAAGAATCAAATCAAGTATACAATTATGACCCTGTAACATCTCCTATTGATTTACCAAAAAAAGTAGACTTAGTTTATAGCAGTGATGTGTTAGAACATATCGAGCCATATCAATTAGAAAGTGTTTTAAACAATTTGTATAGCATTGCAGACAAGTATCAATATCACCTTATTGCTTGCCATCCTGCAAAGAAAAAATTAAGTGATGGTAGAAATGCACATTTAATAATTGAAAAACCTAAATGGTGGAAATCTTTAATTGAGACTAAAAATAAAGAACATGGTTGGGAACTTATTAGTGAAGATATAACAGAACGTTTGGTAAAGTTGAAAAAGGGTCCTGAAATATTTGTAGTAAAATATATTGTATATTTAAAGAAAGTTTAACATGAAGCAAGTATATAATTATTGGATGCCTGATACCGACAATCACTTTTACAGAATGATCACAAAAAGAATCAGCCAAGGCGGCCCTGCTGAATACCAAGATGATGTAAGAGATGAAGCATACAAATATATAACTGATTTTGATCTTGCTATTGACGTTGGTGCAAATGTAGGATTTTGGGCAAGACCATTAACGGAAAAATTCAAACAAGTAATAGCATACGAACCAATGCCACAAGTTTTAGAATGTTTAGAATTAAATGTAAAAGATTTGCCAGTGATTATAAACAAATATGCACTAGGTAAAACTGCTACAACTGTTGATATGATTTATGACAGTATAAACACAGGTAACAGTCATGTAAATGAAAATACATTTGGTGTAGGTGCATTCGAAATTAAAAAGTTAGATGATTTAGATTTGCCTAAATTTGGCTTAATTAAAATAGATTGCGAAAGACATGAACTTCCGATTCTAGAAGGCAGTATACAAACAATTCTAAAATACAAACCTATAGTAATAGTAGAACAACATTCTGATACAGAATATTGTGCAGGAGAATTTTTAAAACGTCACGGTGCAAAAGAAATTACTAATGTAAGACGTGATTATATATTTGGATGGTAAAATGCAACCTCATGAAATTTTAATATTAGATAAAATAGACAAGTTAAAAAAACAACTTGATAAGATTGAAAAGAATCAAGAAAAATTAGACGAAAAATTAAGTAGACATATAGACTTTATTGATAAAACTTATGAAGGCTTACGCAATCCAATTGACGCGGCAAGGAGATGGTTAGGTAGATGAAACTAGTTTTGGTCACTGGCGGCTTTGATCCTTTACATTCTGGACACATTGATTATTTCCGTGAAGCAAAAAAATTAGGTGACAAGTTAGTAGTTGGTGTTAACAGTGATGATTGGCTCACACGTAAAAAAGGCAGACCTTTTATGCCTTTCAAAGAACGTTGTGCTATTATAGAAAATCTTTCAATGGTTGATCAAGTAATTGAAGTAATGAACGATGACAAATTTGATGATGCGGGTGGAGCTATTTTTAAATTATTGTCGACAAATAGTAATAAAACACATATTATATTTGCCAACGGAGGCGACAGAAATCAAGGTAATGTGCCTGAAGAAGCTACATATGGAGATTACCCAAATGTAAGTTTTGTTTATGGCGTAGGAGGAAAAACTAAAAAGAACAGCAGTAGTTGGATTTTAGAAGAATGGAAAAACCCAAAAACTGTCCGTAATTGGGGATGGTACAGAGTTTTAGATGATAAAATAAAATATAAAGTTAAAGAATTAGTAATAACACCTGGACGATCATTATCTGATCAAAAACATTATTTTAGATCAGAACACTGGTATGTACTTAAAGGAAAATGTGTTTTAGATACAGAATATAATTCTAACAAAGATACAGTAACTTTATCAGAATGTACAAATGGTTATTCTATAGGATGTGAAGTATGGCATAAGGCAAGTAACCCCTTTGACGAGCATTGTCATATACTAGAAGTACAGTATGGGGAGAAGTGTGTGGAGGAAGATATTGAGCGAAGAGATTAAACCATTAAAAATATTTGTAGGATATGACAGTAGAGAAGATATTGCTTTTGAAGTATGTAAACAAAGCATTTACAATACTGCATCAGTACCTGTTGAAGTCATTCCTTTAAGACAAGACAAATTACGCAAGCAAGGTTGGTATTGGCGTGATGAAGATAAGCTCGGATCTACTGAGTTTACTTTTACACGATTTCTTGTGCCTTTCTTAACAGATTACACAGGCTGGGCATTGTTTATTGATTGTGATTTTATATTCAAACAAGATGTAGCAGATTTATTTGCACTAGCTGACGATAAGTATGCAGTGATGTGTGCCCATCATGATTATACTCCTAAAGAAGGAGAAAAAATGGATGGTAAGGCACAGTTGCCTTATCCAAGAAAAAATTGGTCAAGTATGGTTTTATGGAACTGTGGTCATCATCTTAATAAAAAATGCGTGACATTAGATTTAATTAATCATGCAGATACTACCGGCGCTTACCTACATAGATTTTCTTGGTTACCAGATAAGTTTGTTGGTAAAATTACTCACGAATGGAATTGGTTAGTGGGTTGGTACAAAGAACCAAAAGACGGAAAACCTAAAGCATTACATTATACTGAAGGTGGTCCTTGGTTTGAAGAATGTAAAGAATGTGAATATGCGTTAGATTGGGTAAGTGTACAAGCTGATTACTACCAAAAAAAAATTGTAAAGATGGAGAAGAAAGAAGAGAGGAGACAACAAGAAAGAGTTAACATTGATGATTTAACATTAAATTGGAATGCAAAGAAATACCTAACACTATGTTTGCATGAACTCTCCGACCCGGACGAAGTCGTTTATAAGACAAAAGATGAAATAAAAAGAAT